CGATGTCGACCTCGGTGTTCTGGCCGATGTACGAATGGGGCCCCGGTAAGCTGCCCACGTATCGCTACATCACCTGCGCGTACGATCAGGCGCTCCCGATCCGCGATCACATCCGCTCGCGCGATCTGGCCCTGTCCGAGTGGTATCAAGAGAACTGGGGCGAGCTGTGGCAGTTCAAGGGAGATCAGAATGCGAAGGTACGGTACGAGAACGATCGCACGGGTTGGCGGCAGGCTTCGTCTACTGGCAGTGGACTCACTGGCCATCGTGGTGATCGTATCATTCTTGATGATCCTCATGCTGTCAGGGATTTGGAATCCGAGGTTGTTCGAGAGGATGCCCTCCGATGGTTCTCTGAAACGCTACCCACACGTCTCAACCAGCCATCGAAGTCGGCGATAGTCGTCATCATGCAGCGCATCCACGAGCGCGATGTGAGTGGATTGATCCTTTCCAAAGAACTCGACTACGAGCACCTCTGCTTGCCGATGAACTTCGAATCGCGGACCCGGTCGTTCTCGGTCGTGCCCAGGAAGGACGTCCCGCCCGAGCGCCGCTGCAAATTCATCACAGAGGGAATGGCGCTTCCTGAGTGGCTGACCGAAGACGAACTGGAAGAGCGCCGGAACGTGGCCGACGGATCTGAGCTGACGCGCGTGCCCGCCAACTGGGCGCCCGAATTCAAGCTGGTCTGGTGCCAGGATTGGAGGGTCATCGAGGATGAGCTGCTGTGGCCAGATCGATTCTCGTTCGAATCGGTCGAAGAGCTGAAGCTGGCCTTCCAGTCGTGGGGAGGCTCCTACGCGGAGGCTGGCCAGCTCCAACAGCGACCGGCGCCTCGCGGGGGTGGCGCATTCCGCCGCGCGGACTTCCAGTACCTGGATATCGCGCCGCAATGCCGCGAGATCGTGCGCGGATGGGATTTCGCCGGCTCGAATCGGAAAAAGAGCCCGTATACCGTCGGATTGAAGCTCGGTCGGTTCAAGGGCGGATTTGTGATCCTCGACGTGCTCCGCGAGAAGCTGAGCCCGTACGCAGTGGAACAGGCGCTGCTCGACACGACTATGGCAGATGGGCACGCCGTCCAGGTCGATATCCCGCAGGATCCTGGTCAGGCCGGGAAATTCCAGAAATCGAGCTTCATCGATTCGCTCGCAGGCTACGAGGCGTGGTCGAGCCCAGAGTCGGGATCGAAGGAGCAGCGCGCGCGACCGGCGATGGCGCAGTGCGAGGCTCACAACTTGTATCTGGTCCGAGCCCCATGGAACGACTCGCTCGTCAATGAGCTATGCTTATTTCCCAACGGTGAGTACAAGGATCAGGCCGATGCACTGTCGCGCGCGATGATGCGCTTGACGATGCAGAAGATCGCAGTCGTCGGCGCAGCGCCGATGATCATCCCACTCAACCGAGGAGTCTAGATGGCCGTTGAATTTCTGAGTGGTGCGCGAGCGCCCCGCGAAGTCTCCCGCACCGAGAACCCGAACCCAACGGGCATTCGAGGGACGTCGGGCGTCCGCGTCGTGGGTGGATACGTCCAAAGCGATGAAAAGAACACGAAGCTGCAGGGGCAGCAACGTTATGTGACCTGGGCCGACATGATCGCGAATACGTCGATCATCGCCGCGGGCGCGCGCTATTACCTCAACCTCCTGGCCAAAGCCAGCTGGACGTTGGACCCGGCCGACGATACGGACGAAGCAAAACGCATGTCCGATCAGGTATTCGAGATCATGCACGGACTGCGGCGACCTTGGTCCCGCGTCATCCGTACAGCAGGTATGTACCGATTCTACGGATTCTCGGTACAGGAGTGGACGGCGAAGCGAGAAGAGGACGGATCATTCGGTCTGCTCGATATCGCTTCGCGTCCACAAAACACAATCGAGCAGTGGGACACGGAGGCCGACGGCAACGTCGTTGGCTGCGTGCAGAAGAACCCGAATAACTTCGAGTTCACCTACCTACCTCGCTCCAAGACCATCTACGTTGTGGACGATGCCTTGGCTGACACACCTGAGGGTCTCGGGATTCTCCGCCAACTGACCAAGCCAGCTGAAACGCTCGCAGAGTTGCAGCGGCTCGAGACCTACGGCTACGAAATGGATCTCCAGGGTGTGCCGATCATTCGCGCGCCCCTCCAGCAGATCCAAATGAACGTGACCGCGGGCAAGATCACAGAGGAGCAGGCCGTCGCAGCGACCTCCGCGTTGATCGGATTCCTGACGGACCACGCCCGCCGCCCCAACTCTGGGCTCATGTTGGATTCCGCGGTCTACGCGGGAACCGGTGAGCAGCAGACTCCGACAGCCAACCGCCAGTGGGACATCGAGACGATGACGTCGGGCAGTGCAGACTCCGCGGTGGCTGTCGCAACTGCAATCGAGCGCCTCAATCAGGAGATGGCGCGGATCATGGGCGTCGAAGAGCTGATGCTTGGTTCCACCAGTGCGGGCTCCTTCGCGATGTCGAAGCAGAAGAGCGACAACTTTGCGCTCATGGTCGACAGCTCTCTGGGCGAAATTCGATGGGCGATGCAGAACGACGTCATCAAGACGCTCTTCCGCATCAACGGGTGGGACGTGAAGCTCATGCCGAAGTTCAGGACCGCGCAGATCGCGTACCAGGACATTGAAGCGATGGCAGCTACCCTGCAGTCCATGTCCGCAGCTGGTGCGATGCTGGCTCCTGACGATCCGGCGATCAACGAGATTCGATCGATCATGGGCTTGTCTCCTGCGAAGGAGATCGACCTGACCGCCCTTGTTAGTTTGATGGCCAGCAACGACCCCAACGAGGATATGAAAGATGATGCAGTACCGAAGTAAGGGGTGGCGCGGTCTCCCGCCCATGAGCCCCGGCTTCCAGCAGAGTTTGGACAAAGAGTTCGTGCGAGCCGAGATTAACAAGAAAAAGGCTGACGGCGAGGACACGTCCGAGCTAGAAGCAAAACTGGCGACGATGCCGGGACAAGGGTAGGAGACAGTTATGGCAGCATCAGATTTTCTAGAGGCGGCGGTTCTGAATGCAGTTCTGAACTCCATTCCGTATGCGGAACCAGCAAGCACGTATGTTGCGCTGTTCACGACACCGGGACCGGACGACACGGGCGGTCTTGGCAATGAAGTGTCCGACGGGGGCGGAGTGGCCTACGCTCGAGTTATCGTAACAGCTGATTGGACGGTAACCGCTGTGGCGGGAACGGCGTCGAATGCGAGTACGATTACTTTTCCGCAAGCGGGGGCCGGAGGTTGGGGGACGATCACGCATGTTGGTATTTTTGACGCGCTAACTGTCGGGAACCTACTCTACCACGGCGCGTTGACCGCTCCTATCGCTGTCGCCGCTACCGAGGTATTCCAGTTTGGCGTGGGCGCTTTGGTGGTAACGATGTCGTAAGAGGCATGTCATGGGCGGGAAAGATAAAAAGTCCAAGGACAAGAAGCCCAAGGACAAAAAAGCCAAGGACAAGGGACGGGGAAACGTGCCGAGAGATACGATCGCGATCATAGAGCCCTTCGTGATTCCACGGCTCAACCGCCGCTACACGGATATGCGCGACCTCGCTCCGCGCCAACAGCAAATTGTCTTCGATATGTGGTGCGACCAGCAGCGAAGGCGACTCGCGCAGCTCCCCGGCAACCTTCCGCCCTGCCATCCGCTCGACGGATCGGACGACCGCCGAGTGATACGACGGGCAGCCCGGTACGCGCGTGCGGTTGCCAATAACCCAGGGCTGACTCTGGAGGAGTTCGAAGACGAAGGGCGAGATCGCGAATACATCACGGATCCGCTTCGCATCAAGGCTCAGGCGTTTCTCGCGTGTCGTGACCTGACGACGAACGAATGGATCGGTGGTGTGCCGTTTTCTAACATCACGATCGAGCGGCGCGTTGGGGATCGAATCGAGGCGAGCGTCTTCATGGCAACGGCAACGCCGAAGCACCCAGACTTCACACGGGCTAGGACGAACGCGATCGGCACCCGCTTCCTACTGAATAACGATCTCCCACTTCGCAATGGGAAGATCCTCGACATCGTGCAATGGGATTTCCGACTACCGAAAGAAGTCGAAGCTGCCGTATTGGCAGACCCTTCGATCATCGAGAACTTTACCCAGCTCGGCACGGAGTTCGATGTGCTGGGTGGCCCCGGTTCCGCCGAGCCGGACACCCATATTCGATACCGTCGCAAAGGCATCGCGGCTGCTCCGCCTGACATCGAGCCACCACTCGACCCTGACGTGTAGCCCTCGTGGGACTCGAAGAGATATTCGAAGCGTGGCCGCATCAGTCGACCGTGCCCGCCCACTCCGCAACGATGTCGATCCAGCTCGTCAACGACCTTGGTGCAAGTTCGCCCTATAACGCCGCTTGCCTTATGGGTCAGGTTCAAAGTGGGAAGGCGTACCAGCTTCACGGAAGTTATTCCAAGTTCGAACCTAACATGCCGGAAGGTGCGATCATTGACAAGATCCGCGTCGCCTATCTTTCCAAAGGTCCGACCGGAACCGGTTCGACGTATCTGGTCAAGGGTGGGCTCCTCCGGCGCGACGGAACGTGGGACGACTCGGACGGATTCGTTGGGTACGCAGACAGGACGGCAGTCCCAAAGCCGTATGCCGATGGCGGCGTTACCATAACTAACACTCTCTGGTGGGACGACGCATCGGCGTGGACGATCAATGTCCACATGGCCGGAAACGTAGCGGAGAATACGATAATCTCGGTCGCGGAAGGTTACTCGGGAACCCATATTGTTCCTGGCCTACTAGCTCATTTCCAATCCTACTGGAACGACACGGGTGTCGGTAGCAATCAGGCTTCGCGCGGTTCTGGACTGTCAGCCGACGGTATCCCGGTCTGCTTTCATATGCACTCGACCGCAGTCGCGGCGAACCTGTTCTGCAACTTCAAGAGTGGGTTAGCCGATCAACCTTACGTCCCGCTCTTGTTCATCGAGTGGCACTCGTACGACGGTGTTGCGTCCCTGACTTCCACGACGACCCTGGCTGCGACAGGGACAGTCCTACAAGGCGTGGCGGGTGTTGCATCCCTGACTTCCACGGATACGCTGACCGCGACGGCTACTCTCATCGTCCGCGGTCTGGCCGCTCTCACGTCCACGGATACGCTGACCGCGACGGCTACTCTCATCGTCCGCGGTCTGGCCGCTCTCACGTCCACGGATACGCTGACCGCGACGGCCACTCTCATCGTCCGCGGTCTGGCCGCTCTCACGTCCACGGATACGCTGACCGCGACGGCCACTCTCATCGTCCGCGGTCTGGCCGCTCTCACGTCCACGGATACGCTGACCGCCCTCGGGACTGTCATCGCGCTTGGTGGACCAGAGTTTGGGATCACGGAACAGATCATTGTTGGGCCAACGGCGGTCATCGCCGCTCGAGACCTCCTTCCAGCGGTGGTGGCTGTTCCGAGTCCTGCACAGACCGTGGCGGTCGAACCGACAACGATTCGAATTGTGCGTGGGTCTACGACGTGTGCTGCAAGACTGGCAGAGCCAGGAACAATCGTCTTTCAAGTCGGGATCGCCAACCCCGTCCAGGTCGCAACGCCTTCCGTTCGAGTGGGGCGTGGAGCTGCTCAGGTGGTTGTCTCCCGCGGGGGCGTGCAAACGCCCGTCGTGAACGATTCAACGACGGCCAAGGTGGTTCGCGGATCAGCTACAATCACGGCGAGCCGTGAGACGGACCCTGTTGTTCTCACGGACACCTCCACATAGGAATTTTTATCAATGGCTGATTTGAACCTTTGCCCTGCGGCCAAAAGCATTTGCATCGTGCGTGGGGACTCCACGCCGATGACCTTTCAGATGCAGGACGAGAACAGCGTTGACATCGACATCACAGGACGTTCGTACCTGATGTCGGTCAACACGGAGGAGAATCCCGTTGCGCCGACAACTAACACGTTTCAGTTGACTGGCGCACTTGGGGCGGGGCCACCAACGGCGTTGGTTACGTTCACCCCAACGGTGGTCAACACTGACATCACACCGGGTGAGTACTACTACGACATCCAAGAGACGAACGGAGCTGCGCTTCGCACTGTTGTGAAGGGTGTCTTTGAAGTCCAGCAGGACATCACCAAATAATGGGCACAGCAACTATCGGTGGGAAGAGCTTTGATATTTACGGAGAGGTCACCAGCGACGCTGGCGCGACGATCTCTGCTACGACCTATTTCCTAGCGTCGTTGAACGCTAGCGCCTGGGCTGCGGCGAGCGGAACGGAGAAGCAGCAGGCGCTGGTCGCGGCGACGCGCATCTTCGACAAGCAGCTCTGGGTTGGTACGGTCACAGACCCGACAACGCCGCAACCCCTCGCGTGGCCTCGCACGGGCGTCCCTGCGTGTGACGGGATCGTTGTATCGCCGACGGTCATTCCGGAACGTGTCATCTTTGGGGCGTACGAACTGGCCAGCGCGATTCTCACCGACGCCACAGTCCAGTCCGAAGCGAACACTGGCTCGAACACGCGTCGTGTGTTGGTACGCAAGAAGGTCGGCGATCTCGAGACGGAAGACGAGACCGAGTACTTCACTCCCACCTTCAGTGGAGCGAGTGCGGAAACGCGCTTCCCGACTGCAGTACAGGAGTACGTTAGGTGCTACATCGGGGGAACCATTCAGGGCGCGACCGTCGCTGGCGGGGCAGCATCAGTTTTCATCGATTGGGACTACGGCGTATCCGGCAGCGGCACTTTGTGAAATGTTTCGCCGGGGCCGCTCCTACGGAGAAGCGCCTTGGCCTAACGGATACGATCTGATTGGACTCTTAAATGGCAGCCGCGGAATTCATACCGAGTGGGCTAGGCGAGCTAAGCAGAACTCTCGTTCTGATTGATGCTGCTGATGCAAACATCCGCAAAACGTTCCTTGAGCTGGTCACTGAGGCGAAAGGCCTACAGTCGCTTGAAGAGATAGAAATCCTGGTGAACCAGGGTCGAGCCTTTGAAGCGCTCGCACTGATCGAGGACGTGGGACCGGGGCTCAACGAGGCGATCACCGCGGCCTACTTTGCCGCTGGCGCATCTGTGGCCGACGCTCTACGCGGCTCGATCACGCGGGCTCCGCTCATCAGATTCGACACACTCAGCGCCCGCGGGGTATTTGCTCTTCAGGATTCGCAGTCCCGCTTGGTGCGGGAACTGACAGCTCAACAGTCCAGCGCCCTCCAGCTTGCCCTGCAGAACGGAGTCAGCCAAGGATTGACCCCGAAGCGAATCGCAGCGTCATTGCGCGGGTCAATCGGCCTCACCGGACTTCAGACCCAAGCGGTAGCTAACTATCGGCTACTACTCACGAATTTGAACGCGCAGGCGCTCTCGCGCGCCCTCCGGGACAAGCGATTCGATGGGACTATCCGGCGCGCTATCACCAACAAAAAGCCGCTCACGATCACTCAGATCGACAACATGGTCGGCCGCTACGAGCAGAAAATGCTGATTCATCGCGCCAACGTTATCGCCAGCACCGAAGCTCTTGCGGCGGTGAACGCAGGCGAAGCGGAGATGTGGGCTCAGGCGGTGGACCGCGGGCTCAACCCGCGCACAGTGCAGCAACAGTGGCATGCGCTGTTCCAAAACACGCGCGACTCGCATGCGTGGATGGATGGTCAGATCCAACCGTTGGGCGTGGCATTCACATCCGGAGCCGGTGTGTACCTCCGCTATCCAGGCGACAGCAGCGCCCCCGCTCGAGAAGTGGTGGGATGCAACTGCGTCGTCTCGCGCACCTTCGTGGCGCCGCCCCTCTAAACCGGTATCATACTGCATACGGATTGCTGCCTCGCTGCACATTCATGGAGACGCAACTCTTGAGCAAGTTCACGAAGTGTGAGAAGATCCTGAAGGTCGACGACGAGCTTGGCCTTGTTTTTGGCTGGGGAATCATCTGCAAGATCAACGGCGAAGAGTACTGGGACGTTCAGGAACACAATATCCCAGAACAGTCGATGCTTGAGGCTGTGACCGACTTCGCGAAGAGTGACCGCATCTCCGGTGACATGCACGTCTTCAAGGACGGCACGGTCGTCCATGAGTTTCCGCTCACCACAGAGATCGCCAAAGCTTTCGACATCAGTTGCCCCAAGACGGGATGGATGGTCGCAGTCGAGCCAAGCCCCGACGTGCTGCAGAAGTTTAAAGATGGGACTTACACTGGTTTCTCGATCGGCGGTACCGCCATCGAAGAGATCCCCTTCGAAGAGGAAAACTAAGAATGTCCAACTTCTTGTTTCGGGACAGGTTCCAGGTTGCGGAAGGTCACCAAACTATGGGGGCTATGGTCTCCGTAAACACCCCAGGTGTGACGCTCATTGAAGATGCACCACGTTTTTGGCGACGTGTATCAGTCGGTCTGAACAATGTTGTCGTGCCGATCACCGCTGCGCAGGACTACGGGTCAGTTGCTGTTCTGGATTTGAGCGACGGACTTTGGTGGATCAACGGCTCGCATGCAAACTTTTCCATCACGCGAGACGGGACAGGAATTGTTGCCGCCACGAATGTTATTTGGAGTATGGGCAAGGCTGCTGCATTCAGCGCTCCGCTCACAGGCACGATGGCTGACATCCGCGCTGTCGAAACTTTCTCAGTGGACGTCCTGACGGACTCTGTTGATACAGCCAAGGTTGGAGGCAACTTCACTGCAGCTTTTGCGGCTGTAAGCAACAGCGTGTACCTCAACTTTAACGCGACGCTGACAGTGGATGGGTCCGTGACCGTCAACGGAAATCTGGACTTGTTCATGTACAGTTTCGAAAGGCCGTAGTCATGCGCAGCATCACAAAGAAGGGTGTTAAGGCTGAGGGCAAACGGTACCTGACGAAGTTCAAGCTCTCAGAGCTTTCGAGCGTCGACCGTCCCGCCCAACGTGGCGCTCAGGCGCTGATCATGAAGCGTGACAACGACATTGAGAAGATCGGCTGGATCAACATCGTCACGTCCGCCGATTCTGGGCACGGCCACATGCTGGAAATGTATCCGGGTGAGGACAAGTCGGGACACACGGACTCTGCAGTAGGCGTTGGCGACGACGCTGAAGAACATCGACACGCGTGGGTGATGGATGACGAAGGTCAGATCCAGATCATCATGAACGCGGGACACTTGCACGCAGTTGAGCGTGATATTGTGGTCAACGCGGTTGTTGCCATGATTCAGAAGCAGAATCTTGATGAAGACCTTCTGGGCAAGATCCAGAAGAACTTTCCCGAGCTGACTGCAACACCCACTCAGGAGGACATCCAAATGGATGATGAACTGAAGAAAGCCAATGAGCGGCTTACGGCCGTCGTGGCACTTTCCGCTTCGCACCGTGCTCACTTTGACGCGATCGAGAAGACGGAAGACCAGGATGCGTTCCTGGTGAAGTCGACCGACGAGCGCGAGCTTCTGGTCACGCCCAAGGTCGAGAAGACCGAGGACGCACCCAAAGTCGAGAAGAACGAAGATCCCGACGTCGTCTACACGGCGAATGACGGGACGGTCTTCACCAAGTCGGATGACGCGCGGCTCGTTGCTGCGATTGTCGAAAAGGATTCGAAGGACGCGGAGATCGCGGCCCTCAAGCTCGAGAAGAGCGACGGTGAGTTCGAGAAGCGAGCGGAGAAGGAACTGGCAAACTTGCCAGGAACTGTCGCGCAGCGCGCCGCACTTTTGAAGTCGGTCGAAGGCATCCCGAATCCCGAGCACCGCGACGCTGCGTTGAAGGCCCTCCGGGCCGGCAACTCCGCAGGTGATGATGTGACGAAGTCTCTGGGTACTTCCGCAAGCGCCAAGGTCGAAAAGACCGAAAGCCGACCCGGTGTGATCCAGAAGTCCGACTCCGAAATCAAGCTCGACGATCTGGCCAAGGCCGAAGCGATCAAGCTTGATCTCGATCCGGTCAAGGATTTCGCCAAGGCCTACGCCATTGTCGTGAACAGCGACGAAGGCAAGGCTCTTTATAACCAGCATCGCAATGCGATGATCAGCCGGGTCCAGAACTAACAGTTCAGACCTAGAAGGAGAGAATCCAAATGGCTTCTCATGACGCAGTAAAGACCGTCACGCTCACCGCGGGCGCGGCGCTTACAAACGGTCAGCTGGTCTATGCCAGCACGGCCGCTGATCGCACGGTCCTCGTGAAGACCGCGACGGTTACGGAGAACGTCCTCGGTGTTGCAGCCGAAACGGTCGCTTCCGGCTCCGATGTTCCTGTTGCACTGCTGCAGGGCATCGTCGAGGTTCTGGCTGGGGGTACAATTACCCACGGTCAGCTTTGTGTTGCTGGCGCTGCAGGTGTAGTGACTGGTGTTGCCAACACAGGCGCACTGCTCGCTGACCAGTCGGCGGTTGGAATCGCACTCACCGGCGCGGCTTCGGGCGAAATCTTCGAGATGTTCGCCATGCCCATCTCGGCACCGCACAGCGCCTAATCGCGCTTCTCTCGAAAGGAGAATCAATCATGCCGTTCATCGAGCCGAGCCGTTCCGACGTACACGTCGACGGCGTTCTCACGAACATCTCGGTCGCGTTCCTGCAGTCGCAGGACTCCTTCGTGGCTGACAAGGTGTTCCCCAACATCCCGGTCTCGCATCAGTCGGACGTGTATTACACGTACCCGAAGGGTGAATTCAACCGCGATGACATGCAGCTTCGTGCCCCCGGAACCGAGTCTGCTGGTGCAAACTACCGACTCGGAACCGACACCTACTCCGCTCCCGTCCGTGCGCTGCACAAGGACATTGCGGATCAGGTACGAGCGAATTCGGACAGCCCGCTTTCGCCCGACCGTGAGGCCACTGAGTTTCTGACTCAGAAGGCACTCATCAACCGCGAGGTCAACTTCGCCACCAACTTCTTCGTTGGTGGTGCATGGGACACCGTCGTCAACTCAGGCCTCGCATGGCAGGCCGCTGGCACACCGATCGAGGACATCCGCACGGGTGTTCGCACGGTTCTCCAGAACACGGGATTCAAGCCCAACACGCTCTGCCTCGGCAAGAACGCGTGGGACATTCTCGTGGACAACGCGGATCTGGTTGGTCGTCTCGACCGTGGGCAGACCACGGGACCGGCGAAGGTTCTCAAAGAGTCGATGGCGGCTCTCTTCGAACTGGATCAGATCGTCGTGATGGAAGCGGTCCAGAACACGGCGGGCAAGGGGCTGACGGACAGCCACTCGTTCATTGGTACGAGCCTCGACGCCCTCCTCTGCTACTCGGCGCCCTCGCCGGGTCTCATGGTTCCCTCGGCCGGGTACACGTTCTCGTGGACCGGCTTCCTGGGCGCCTCGCAGAACGGCATGCGGATGAAGCGATTCCGCATGGATCACCTCGAATCCGATCGGCTCGAGATTGATCAGGCATACGACCAGAAGGTCGTGGCCAGCGAGCTTGGCTACTTCTTCGACGACGTCACCGCGGCCTAATCAGGCCAAAGCCAACGCGGAGCCCAGCGTACTCAGAGATGAGCTACGCTGGGCTCTAGCGATGGAGGATTTATTGTGAGCGACGAGAGCAAGCTTCAGCACATTCGGTCGAACCGTAACTGGAGGCAGCGTTATGCCGGTCCGGATGGTGACTACGTCTACCGAAAGAACATCAGCGTTCGCGGGGTTGACGGAGCGAGGACTCGTCGCGTGCGGGCAGGAGAAAGTGTTGACTGTGAGCAGGACGGAATCTCTCCGCGTCGCCTGAAGGCACTATGGTTTTCCGAAACGATCGAGCTGGCTGATGAAGCTGCACTCGTTCCTCGAGCACTCAAAAAGACCATCATCGACAATCGCGCTATCCGACTGGAAGAGGAGCGCGTTCGCAAGGAAGAGGACGCGAAGCTCGAGGCCACACGCGTCCAGCGCCGGAAGCTGAACGCTCTCCGCATCGAAGAGAACGCACAGCGCACACTCGCTGAGCGCGCAGTCCGAGCCGCTGAAGACCAGGAACGTCGAGAGATCGAAGACCTGATTCGCGAGGAAGAGCGGGCCGCGCGTGAAGTGAAGATCGAAGAGATCTTGGACGCGCGCACGACGCTTGAGGCGGAAGAGGCCGAACTGACGAACGAGCTTGCCAGCGAGCAAGCCCAGATCGAAGCGGATCGGGCAGAGGCCGCACGCGCGGCACAGGTCGCCGTGGACGCCGCGCTGGCTGAAGAGCAGGCGCGACTGGAAGGGGAGACGTTGGAGCGGATCGCTCAACGTGAGGCTGAGCAGGCCGCACGGCAGGCACCGCCCAGCGAGACCCCGCCCTCGAAACTAGGTAACACCAAGTGGACCCTTAGCGCTGAACAAGCGAAGGCTGCCCTCGACGGGAGCGACGAGGGCTAGGCCTGAGGGCACGACGTGAGCAGCGCATTCTACGACAGCCTGAAGGCCACGGCGGACGAGCTTCTTGCCGAGTTTGGTGAGGCCGTGACACTGCGTCGAGAGGCCACCACGTTTGCCGATCCAACAGCCCCTTGGGAGGGTCCGGCGGTCGCGGGCGCGACGATCCAGGCCATCGCGGCGAATGCTGTCTTCTTCGATCTGAGCAACGATCCCTTCACGACGACGGGCGCCGGCATTGGGCGGGGGTCTACGCCAGTGGAAGAACATCGTGCTCGAGTTCTTGTTGAGGCTGTCTCAGCGCTTCCGGAAGAGATCGGGACGGACTGGGCAGTCGATCGGGGTGGCAGGCTGTATTCGATCACGGCAGCGCGTCCACAGAACCCTGGTGGCACGCTGCTCTACTACGAGCTGGTTATCCGAGTATGAGCGACTTCTCTCCGCGCGATATCACAAAGACGCTCTTCACGGCGTTCGAAGCCTATTGGGCGCCGCTCTATCCGGCGATCCCGATCGCGTGGCCGAACAGCCGATTCGATCCAGCAGAACTGAGCCCGGGGGAGACCGACGCCTGGGTGAGGGTTTTTACCACCGGCTTCACTGATCAGGGCCACGTCCCTCGGTCGGGCTCGGTCGCGACGAATTACTTCGAAAACCGTGGCCGCTTCACGATCGAGACCCACGTCCGCCAGGGCATGGGAGACGGTCTGGTGAATGATCTGGCCTACGCTGCCCAGGGCTTTCTGGACAGCGCGCGAGTCGCGGACGTCATGTTCAACAACCGCACCGGTGCTCAGCACGTTGGTGGAGACGGCGCTTGGTATCAGGTGATTCAGGCCGCCGATTGGGTATACTTCACCAACAGGGCAGCCCCGTAAGCAGGCGCAGCCAGGAGGATTTTCATGTCTCTCGAATCCCGTCCCAGTGATACGTTCACGAAGGACAATCTTCTCATCGGCTTTTCAGTAGTCGAGTTCACACCGTCGCTGACCGCCGGCGGTTTCGGCACTCCGGTTCAGATCGGCATCCTTGCCGGCGAAGAGCTGCAGAAGGAAGTCGAGTTGCTCCAGTTGGAGCGTGGTGACTCAGGCACTCTGACCGTTGACCGCAAGCTGATCTCCAAAGTTGAAGTCACGATGCAGCTCGAAGTGTTCAACTTCCGCGCTGACATTGCTGAACTCATCTTCGGTTCGTCGGATGGCGTCCCCGTTTCGGCTGACGCCGCAGCGGCGGTTCTCAACGATCCGTTCACCATCCCGAATAACGGTGCCGAGGCGGAGCGCACGTTCATCGGTCTTGCGAACGGCGACATTGACGAAGCGACCTTCATCGGGTCGTCTGTTACTTGTGCGACTATCACCGCCGAAGCCGTCGGTACGGGTGATGGTGTGATCGGTACGACGCCCGGTGACTTCTCACTCGACTTCAAGGTGGTTGACTTCAACGATCTCACCACGGTGACGGTCGGTGGAGTTGCAGTCACGCCCGTGACCGGGGCCACTCCGAGCCCGGGAGAAGTGACGGTCACCGGTGGTACAGGTGCGACCAGTAGCGAACTCGACTTTGGCACGATTCCCGCCAGCGGTGCGGCGATCGTTGTGACGTACACGCCCGCGTTCACCTTTGCCAACCTGACCGATTACGTTGTTGATCCAGTCCTCGGCAGGATTCGAATGCTCGCCGTCGGCACGGAAGCGACGGATAAACTCCGGCCCAATCAGCCGATGCTGGCCGACTACAGCTACAATCGCCGAGCCACCACGAATCTGAAGCCCTTCACGCGTACGCAGCGTGACGGCAAATGCACGATCAAGCACCTCACCGACATCGGTGTGAACTTCATCTGGACGATCCCCTCAGCCACCCTCCTCATTACGGATGATGCGCTGACGTTCGGAGCAGAGGAGTTTGGTACGGCCACCCTGGCTCTCAGTGTTAATGACGCCGGCGGTACTGACCGCTTCGGCACCCTGGAACTCGCAAGCGAGACCCAGGCCAACGCGTAATTGCCTACCCCCCTAGGCAAGGGGTGGCGTGTCCAGTCATTGGTTCGGCACGTCACCCCACCTGTTTGACATCCAATACCCCGACATACTTCGGAGATAGAAATGGCAGAAGGAACGATTTCGCACCCTCTTAGCACGAGCGTGCCCGTCCTCGGCGAGATGCACAATGTCACGGTTCGTAAATGGAAGATGCGGGATCGCGCGGAACTGCGCCCTCGCCTAGCCACACTGTTTCAGAAGCTCTCCACAATGCAAGGTGCATCGCTCGAGCTTGGCCTAACAGAAATCTTCTCCTACGCCGAGGACGAATGTGCCGCGATTGCAGAAGCCTCGACCGTCATGCCCGAGGGTCTCGCATGGGGTGACCTCGACTGGGAGGATCTTCCAGCGATCGTTTCGGCCGTCTGGTTCCTCAACGTCATGGGGCCGGATGGGGGAGGTATGGTGGGAAAAGTCGGGAGCCTTCTCGGGCCACTGCTGTCGACGAAGCCGATCGAGAGCAAGCCGAGTGGGCAGGACTCTGTTTCCTCGCCCGACGGTGGGGAAGTACCCCCGAGCGACTTGTCCACGAGCTAACAGACGAACAGTTCAACGCTGCGCTCACGGTAGAGGCAACAGCCCAAGGGCAGGACTACGCGCTCAGCGCTCTGGGCGTCCAGGCGGCGGTTGCTGACCTGTTTGCTGCGAAGGGAAAAGGCAAGGCGATGAAGACGTATTTCGCATCCGTCGGCGCCGACGGGGACAAATCGGGGGCGAATACCCACAGCAAGGAAGGCGCGGAACTGGGACGGCGCATTTCGTCGATGCTGAAGAGAGGGGCGCTGGATTGAAGACGCACACACTTGAGTTTCACAACGAAGACGATGGCACGCTGATCAAGATGGTGGTCGGTGCGGGCCACGCGGACCTGAACGAGTTCTTTCGAGCAGCTGGAATGGCCTACATCGCTCCGCACCATCTGGCGATGGAGCTGGACCGGCTAACGACGGAACGCAAGCGCCAAATCATCATGCGCGCCTACGCATGCGGTGTGGTCGTCGATACGGAGCCCCCGATGAGCGAGGGCCAAGTCTACGAGTGGTTCAAAAGTCACCCCGCGGAGTTTGATATACTGTTTGGAGTCGCAGACCATAGGAAGAATTTCGAAGACGATGGCAATCCGAACGAACTTGGGGCGGCTGCAACGCCGCCTGGACAGGGTGAGCAAGGGACTGGGTGATTTTGTTCTGCAGATTCAGCGGAACATCATCGAGGAGGTAGCGACGGAAGTCGTGGAGCGCACACCCGTGGACACCGGCTTCGCTCGTGGCAACTGGACTCCTGGGGTTAACGCCCCTCCAATCGGGACTACGACCACCCTCGACAAACAGGCAATCGCCTCGCCCGCCCGCATCGTCGCGGTCGCCCAGATCGCCCGCCTCGGCGACACGTTTTACATCTCGAATAACGCCGACTACATCGGGCTGCTCGCTGGCGGCTACTCGCCGCAGGCCGCAGCAGGTTACATCCCCCGTGCCGTCGCAACCGGGGTTGAGCGCGGCATCAAACGAACTCGCGACTTCCGGGTTCGCTGATGGTCACTGAAAACATCAACATCATCGTCACGACCCGTGGCGCCGTCGTCGCCCAGAACCGCATTCGCGGTATCGGCCGTTCGAGCCGAACCGCCACAGGATCCGTCAAGGCGCTCGGGATCGCGCTGATCGCCCTGGGCACTGGGGCCGCTATTCGCGGCATACTCCA